ATGGCAATGAGTCACAACAACTCGTTGGGATAATCGGTGAAAACTCTATCAGAAATATGTTCAGCCTTCCTTTAATGGAAAAAAGAAACGAACACGATGGAGGATATGATATCACAATCCACGGGAAAAAAATTGATGTCAAAACAATGGGAAGAACTGTTAATCCTAAATTAAATTTTGTTAACAACTTTGTTCTATCTCAATCATCATTCAATCCCGATGCCTACATATTTACATCTATTAACAAGATTAATCTTGTGATGACTGTCTGCGGATGGATAACATCTGATGAGATGAAGAAAAATATGGAATGCTTTCAAAAAGGGGAAACTAGAAATAGATCAGATGGATCAAGGTTCATTCTAAAAGCAGACATGGGAGAAATCCCAAATAATAAATTGAATTACAATTTTAAAAACATCAACGAACTCGACCAGTCCATTAAACAATGGGCTAACGCAGAATTTGATTGGTAACTAATAAAACAACCTTGGGGATTGTGGCGGCATCTGTAGTTGCTGGTAATCATTAGACCCCGCGAGGTAACCACATAAAACCTCGCAACCCCACCCAATGAATTGGACACATGAGCAACTCAAAGCACTCGGTTACCACCGACACCCAGACGGGCAGTACCACCCTCACCCTCCATCTCCACGGCTATCTAACCCCCAGCCTCAACACGATCCTGTCAAACCATTGGTCACACCTCCACAAACACAAACAAAAGGCAAGGGACGCACTACTCTCGTCATTGAGCGAGTTAGCACTAAACTCCAAGACTTCGACAATTTCGTCGGCGGAACCAAACCACTTACCGATCAATTACGATACTCTGGACTCATTCCTGATGACGATCCCGAATCAATCACAGCGCACTACAAACAACAAAAGTGTAAGCACAAAAGAGACGAGAAAACCATCGTCCAAATCGTCTATCATTCACAGCAACCATCCACCCGCAAACCCGCATAAACACTACACAAACACAACTGCGAAGTAAGAACAACTTGTTGTTCCTGCGGAGCTATTTTAACGACCACTTCTAAAATGAGTCAAGACAATTCTGAAGAAAAATTAGAGAAATCTGAAAAAAAAATTACAGGCAGGCCATGCGAATTCTCACAAGAAATTGCTGACGAAATCTGTAACAGATTAGCCAAAGGCGAAACGCTTCGCACTATCATCGCTTCTTCAGAACATCTGCCAGATCGTACCACAATCTATCGATGGATGCGTTCAAATGAATCCTTCTGCAACCAGTACGCACAGGCACGCGCAGAGCAAGCCGATTACTACGCTGAACTTATAGTAGACGAATCCTACTCAAGCCATGACGCAGGCATAGGCAGACTCCGAGTTGATGCACTCAAGTGGGCAGCATCCAAAATGGCTCCCAAGAAGTACGGAGAGAAGATCGAGATCGAGACTGCGCAACCGCTCACATTGGCTTTCCAACTTCCTACACGCAAAATTGAGCTAGAGGAGAACCAACGCCTTGAGAACTGACCTAGAGATCAGGCTAACCATATGCCTGAACGGATGTCCAATCGGACCCCGCATTCAGCGTGGAGAACCTTTGCCAAAGTACCAACACACTTATAACAATACGCCTGATGGACTCCTAGAGGCTAAAAAGGACATGAGTGAGATTCAAGCGTATATCACTAGAAACCAGAAGATTATTAAGCGGAAATAGGCTATAACTTCCAATAATGCAGATTGTAGATAATAGAGTACCATTTATGCAAGATACACAAAACCAACAAGAACCAACATATGCCCAGTTCGTGGAATCACTCTGCAAGCCGGGTATTGACATCCTAGTGCAGATGGAACCCCGCGATGCCCACCTGACCCATATGGCAATGGGCGTTGCCGGGGAAGCAGGAGAACTCCTAGATGCCATCAAGAAAAGCGTCATGTATAGGAAGCCGCTAGATCGCGAGAATGTGCTAGAGGAGTGTGGTGATATACTTTTCTTCATCCAAGGCATCCTGAACCATTATAACAGCACAGAGGACGATCCTGTGACCATCCAAGAAGTGATTCGTATGAACAAGCTCAAGCTATCCCGGCGATACCACAAGGGAACCTACAGCAACGAACAGGCGCAGGAACGAGCGGATAAGGCATGACTCAAACCAAAGAAGACAAAGAAGTGATGTTCACGCGAAACATCCTGTGTGAACTGATTAGGAGAACAATGGAGGACGCTATGGCAGATGAGAGTAAGATTGCGTTGCTACGCAACAGGGAGATGGTTGTTTCGTACAAGGAGGACGCTATTCGGTTCCTGAAGACCAAGTCCTTTGAAGGCATCTGTACTGCACTAGGACTCAAGGCAAGCCGATTCAGGCGCAAAGCATATCTATGAAAGCAATGGTTGCTACTCCATGTACAACTGGGAAGGTTTACGCAGAATACACATCATGCTTGGTTGATTCAATCAAGCTATGTGCATTGAACGGGATTGATCTTTGTCCTGTATTTCTTGGCAACGAATCAATTATTCAGATTGCTCGAAACGATCTAATCAATATCGCATATCATGCAGGAGTTGACATGATCTGGATCGACTACGACATGACTTGGAACCCAGAATGGATTGTCAAGTTGCTGTCTAGCAAGGAGGATGTTGTGGCAGGAACTGCTAGGAAAAAGACAGACCTAGAGGAAGCGTATGCAGTTAAGTTGAATGATTTCACTTTGCATAACAATGGCTACATGAAATGCCAAGGAATCGGTACAGCATTTATGAAGATGAGCAGCAGGGCAGTTAGGTCTGTCTGCGAAACAAGCGAGCCATTCACGCATCACGGCAAGGAGTGTAAAGCAGTATTTGATTGCAAGATTGTTGATGGAGACTTTAGGTCTGAAGACATCGTTCTTTGTGACAAGCTGAAATCTATTGGGTTTGACATCTGGCTTGATCCGCAGATGACTTGCGGTCACATAGGCAGCAAGCATTACATTGGCGATATAAAACAATTTATAGAAAGAATTAAATGAGATTCCACATACTGGGGCTACCCCACACAGTTTCAAGCAAGACATACAATGCCTGCGCGTACACGCAGAAGGTTGTTAAATTTGGCAGGATGATGACAGCAAGGGGCCATGAGGTCTTGCACTATGGGCATGAGGATTCCGATCTGCAATGCGCAGAACACATTTCGGTAATCGCGAATAGCGATTGGGAGATAAGCTATGGGTCACATGACTGGCGCAAGACCTTCTTCAAGTTCGACACTAACGATCACGCTTATCGTACATTCTACGCTAATGCGATCAGAGAGGTTGGGCTTCGCAAGCAGAAGCATGACTTCATCCTGCCGTTCTGGGGTAGTGGAGTACGACCAGTCTGCGATGCCCATCCTGACATGATCTGTGTTGAGCCGGGTATCGGCTACGCTGGTGGGCATTGGGCTAGGTGGAAGGTCTGGGAGTCCTATGCGATCTACCATGCCTACTGCGGATTGCAGTCTGTTGGAACCTGTCGGCAGGACTGGTACGATGTGGTCATTCCAAACTACTTTGACAGGGAAGACTTCACCTACCGAGGGAATGACGAGAAGGAAGACTACTTCCTGTATCTCGGCAGGGTCTATAGCGGCAAGGGATGCGATGTGGCGTTTCAGGCGGCAGAGAAGGCAGGAGTGCATCTCAAAGTAGCAGGGCAGATAGAACCCGGTTATCGAATCCCTGACCATGTCGAGTACATTGGCTACGCTGACATCGAGACTAGGCGTGAACTGATGAGCAAGGCGAAAGGATCGTTGATTCCATCGCAGTATGTCGAGCCATTCGGAGGGGTCCAGATCGAGAACCTGTTTAGTGGTACACCAACGATTACTACGGACTGGGGTTCGTTTGCAGAGAACAATCTGCATGGCATCACAGGATATCGTTGCAGGACGATGGGAGACTTTGTGGATGCGATCAATGCTGTGAAGCAAGGCGCGATCTCTAGTGAATCATGCAGACTCTGGGCAGAGAACTTCAGCCTAGAGAAAGTAGCTCCGATGTATGAGAAATATTTCGAGGATGTCCTAGATGTATACCAAGGAAAAGGGTGGTATGCCGAAGGGAACGGACTTGAGGCAATGACAAGGATGCTGCCATGATTAGCGTAGTGATACCAACGATGTGGAGGTCTGAAGTGACGATGTGTCTTTTGGAGAGATACAATGACTGCGAATTTGTCGATGAGATTCTTGTCATCAATAACAATAAGGCAGATACCCCATATGAATTAAACAGGTTTGATAAGGTAAGAATGATTGGTGCGGATGGGAATATGTATGTGAACCCATCGTGGAATCTAGGTGTGGCAGAAGCGAGGAACGAGATCGTTGCGATATCAAATGACGACATCTTGTTTCACCCTTCCGACTTGTTTTCGTTCGTGATGAGTGTTGGTGATTTTGGTGCGATTGGAATGTCTGGACTGAACTTCCATGAGGCAGCAAGCGAGATTGGCATTGAGTCTGGGTGCAACATTGGATCGGGGTGGGGATGCTTGATGTTTGTGAAGAAATCAAGTTGGGTGAATATTCCTGAAGGGATCAAGATATGGTTTGGAGACAACTGGATTGCTAGAACCTGTGAGAGAAGCGGCAAGGGGATTTACAAGATGAGGTCGAATAGTTTGATTGAGACAAATATGTCAACGACATCTAGGTCTTTTAATGATGTTATTCAGAATGATATTATAGAATGGGGTAAATTATGATCTCGTTCTTGGTCAGGGTCCACAATGAGGAGGCGACGATTGAAAGGAGTATTAGGTCGTTGGATGTATTGACAGTACCGCATGAGATAATTGTGGTATTACATCAATGTAGTGATGGGTCCGAAGAGATAGTGAGGAGACTGCAATCGGAGGGTAGATTGATTGTTATTGAGGAGTACAATTATCCTGTGTCTAGGGCTGGGTACGAAACGCTATGTACGGATGCAAAATCGATGCATAGCCTGCCGAGTTATCTGAACTGGTGCTTGTCGAGATGCAGCATGAAGTGGAAGTTCAAATGGGATGGAGACTTCGTGATGACATACGAGTTGTCCAAGTTTTTAAATTACAATCTTGATCAATACAAAGACACGGCATTCAGGATTAATGCGGTGAATTCGACATCATCTAATGGAGAGTTGTACCTTACGGATTCTTTGACTGGATATTCAAAGTATATGTTCTGGGAGGTTCCTAATTTTTCTCCAAGTCAGGAGATCAGATTGAATGCAAGTCAAAATATTATTCACGATTCAGAGATTGCGAATATGAAGCAATACTGGGCTAGAAAGCCTTGGTTTTACGAGTGTGACTCTGAAGAGGCGAATATGATTAAAGCGAAATATGAAAGATTGGTTTCTGAATTTGGAGAAGAACCATTAGGATTGGCTAGAGCATCTAATCCGAGGTGTGACGAGGTGCTTTTCGAGATAGCAAATTCAAAACCAGATTATATTAACTTTTACACATAAATATGGCTCATCACGCACAACAAGAATATTGCAAGTCAGTTAAAAATAGATTTCCGCATTTGTTTTCAGGTAGTGTTTTGGATATAGGCTCGATGGACATTAATGGAAACAACAGATACTTGTTCGACAATTGCGATTATTTAGGAATTGATATTGGTGAGGGACGCAATGTTGATCTGGTATCGCCGGGAAATCTTTTCAGAAGCGAAAAGGAATTTGATGTAATTATTTCAACAGAATGCTTTGAGCATGACAAATTCTGGGTAGCGACAATCTTTAATACTTGGATTTATTTAAAGGTTGGAGGTCTTTATTTGTTTACTTGTGCTGCTGATGGAAGACCTGAACATGGAACAAGCAGGACAGATTGTTGGTCATCTCCATTTACCAACGATTACTACATGAATTTGAATGAAGAATTGGTAAGAAAAAATTTACCAATCACGAAGATGTTTTCAGACTTTGAATTCAAGGTGAATAACAACCCGTGTGATTTGTATTTTTGGGGGATTAAAAAATGAAAGCAACATTAGAATTTAATTTACCAGAGGAGCAATGGGAGCATGAGTATGCAGTCCATGGGGTCGATGCCTTATTGCTGATTAGTGACCTAGAGGGAGAACTGCGAGAAATGGTCAATGATGATTGCGGAGAATTCAAGAAGTGGCGGAACGAGGACGAGAAGGAATGTCAAGGAGATTACGAAACGCTACAACGGGTCTGGGATTTTATTATTCGTGAAAAAGAAAAAAGGAGATTACCTGAATTAATA